TGAATGAGGTGCGCGTGTCGAAAAGGTGTTTAGTGTAACTAGTTTTGTGGTATTTAGTACTATATGCACAGGAAGAAATCGAAATATAGGCATGTCATGATCAATAAGAAGAGATATTATTTTTATAAGATCTCCTGGCTTGACATTACTGCTGACGGTGGGCATGCTACACCAGATGAGTTCGATAAGTTCGAATGCTCTAAGATGGTCACGTTTGCATATCTTTATAAACGTACTAAGAAATTCATTTGGACTTTTGCGAGCTATGACCAGAAGGATGAGGCTTATTCAGATCGGAATGTCTTCCCTACAGGGGTCATAACTGGAATGGAGAAATTAAATGTGGAATCCAGATAAAATTATTTTGATTGGTCTTGGTCTAGTGGCCTTGATTCTGGCTTACTCTCTTTGGATGAATTTGTATTAGATGTGGCTTCTTTTTTCTCTAATGCTGGCAGCTTTTCTGATTTCTTATTGGTTATCTTATCTGTTTTGGGGGTGACGTTTAAAATTGGTGCGTAATCGTCTAAAATTTGTTTCATTTTTGCTTCTAGTTCTAGCTCTGACATATCTTCTAGTTTCCCATGCTTTATTATTTTTCGTTCTATGTATAGGCCTCCTACTTTCCCTCGATTGGTCTCAGCGTTTACAGCAGCGGAAAAGGAGTTCTTCTTCAAGGCCATTTCTTTGATACGAGCCAGTTCAGCTACATGCGTGTCGTAAGTAACTTTGTGCTTTTCTAATCTCTCTTCTTTGAGTCTCCCTACATATTGAACCACTAATGGTGATTGTCTAGGATTTAATAGTGATGATCCTTCTACTCTCGCACTGCTCTTCGCATAGCCAGCAGCGATGGCCGCTTCTGCCTGAGTCATAGGTCCATCGGTCCCACCGAATACGACGAATTCGGCGAATCTCTTTTGCATCTCCGTTAATCTTTTAGGAACTCCCATATTTGACAATTTAAGTTAACATTGATAAAATGTCAATATGTCGAAAGAAAAAACAATGCATGAATTAGCGAAAGAGTTTCCAGATAAATCTTACAGGGAATTGGAAAGATATAGAGATGCTGACCGTCAGGAAGAAGCTGCACAGATTCCTATGACTGAATCTCAGAAATCACAGGAAGAATTAGAGCCCATTAAAAAAGGTGCTTGTGTAATAGGAGAGGCTAGAAAAGATAGAGAAGAAATAAATTGGAAAACAAAATGTAAAGAGTTGGAAGTAGCATTGGCAAATGCTCTTGCCGTCAACGAGTCTCATCAAAAATTAAATGGAAAATTACAGGAAAGATTGACAGAGGTAGAAGAAGAGAATAAAAAGATTCACGACCACCTAAATAAAAGAATTGAAAGTGTTCGAAAGTCAGGAATGTAATGCGAGTCAAAGACCTACAAGAATTTTTATCTAAATTTACTGAAGGTGCACATGGGCTGCATGGAAATGCAGTGAGTAATGCTGTCATCATGGTAGAAAAAGATGGAAGACTTCATGAGATTAAAAGAATGGAAGTTCACGAGAATGCTGAGACTGCGATTGTAGGTCTTGGGAAGTTAAGACCCACACATCGATTAGTTTTAAAAACAGTGACAGAATCTAAACTATTAATGCCAGACAAACTTAAAGATGACTACTGAGGTTAACCCAAAAAGCACATGGGTCCAGAGGCTAAATTATATAAAAAACTTAAGAAAGCTACCCCACGAATTATCTGGAATAGGGTTGAAAACCTTAGCCTTCCTGGCATGCCTGATCTGTTGGGGTACAATACTTCTGGCCACTTTTTCACTGTCGAATTAAAGATAGCTCGGGTTAATAAACTCAAGTTTTCACCACATCAAATTGCGTTCCATGTAGCGCATCCTAAGAATACTTTTATCTTAGCCGAGGCCCTCGGTCCGAGGTCCGTGAAACTTTTCCGTGGTTCACGGATCATGGAGCTTGTAGCTTGTGGCTTTAAGCTTGAGGCTTGTTGCTTGGGGCTTGATGCTTGCGGCTTGGAGCTTGAGGCCTGTTAGGCTTGGAGCTTGCAGCTTGGGGCCTGTATCCATTGGCCCTGGCCCATGCTTCGTGGTGCGGGTAAATATTGGCTTGGGGCCATTGCCTACTAACTTTTAACTTAAGTGTTCGGATAGCCCCGTTCTTAGTGTTTGGGGTATGTGACATGCTTCACGTCTCTAGACCAGCAGCGTCGACAGCTCCCGCATACGTTACCCTGCTTCGATGCAGGACAGTCACCGCCTGAGTCCACGACCGTGGACCAATGAGTCCAGGCTTTACCAGGTTTACTATTATTTTTTGAATTGCTTAATCTTATTAATAAATTCTTTGGATAGGAGCCCAGCGGCAGGTACTTGCGCTCTTGCGTTGGTAGCCAGTGCATGGTCCCTGGTGTATTATTACAGACTTCAAAAATTTTCTTGAGATGCTCCACGCTCTGAATATCTCCTGAGTCGTGCCAGCGGAAGTGTTTAATTTTTTTAACTAGTGTTGTCATACCTTCAACCCATTGTGGATGAGTCAGAGAAGCTAGCCTGCGTTGCAGCGCAGCCTTAACATTTGGGAATCGATAGCGGCCGCGGTCGTCGGCGTAGCAGCCTGAGCATGGTGTACCTTCAACCTTGGCCAGGATCTGGCCAGTTTGACAGGCGCTTGTTGGCAGGTTATACGAGCCTTCAGGCATCTTGCCTGGAGCTGATAGTCCACCTGTAATTCGTCTTGCTTCTTTCTTTAACATAATTTTTTATACTATAAAAACATGGCCAATTTATGGCGCTTGCGGCTTGAAGCTTGTGGCTTGGAGCCTGTGCCCTGCAGCCTCAGGCTTGGAGCTTTGACCCTCTGGCCATCGATCATGATCCGCGGTCCATGCTTCTCCCAACCATTGGCCATGATCTTGAGCTCCAGCGCAATGGTTGACAGCTGCGCAGGAGATGCGTGGCTAATTTCTATTGTGAATTTTTTCATGTTTAACTTTAAATATTCTTCCACCAGTGTTTGATCCTCCGTAGTACTTAGGCGGTCCTATAGAGTCTAGAAACTTTTTGCACTTCTTCACGTAGCTCGGCGGGAGCTCTTCGTCCGCCGAGATAAAATATCTTAATAAATTAAGATTAGTCAAGTAACACCATATATTCTTTAGCAAAGTACTGTCTGAAAAAATTGATTCCATTACGTACTTTTTGCCAGTCATCCTGGTGCTCTGAGATCCCAGGCGGTTGGCCCGTGGCTGCATCCTTACGCTCAGCCTTCAGATTCAAATCTATTACTGTGTCATATATAATAGCTGCGAACCTAGGCAGGTCGATGCTTTGACCGCTGAATGGGTTCATTCTTGTTGTCATATCAGTTGTTGCTTCACCTTCAGTCAACTCATATGGCAGTTTTAGTTTTTTGTTTTTGTACTCTATTACCTTCATTTTATTTTCTCCATTCTCTCCATGTCTTTTTTAACGAGTCGCAATATTTCTTCTATTGCATCCGCTATTCTTTTTAATTGTTTTTCATTCATAGTCTGTATCCTATAATATCCTTCAGGTCCTGTCAAGCTTGCAGCTTGGAGCTTGAGGCTTGGGGCTTTCTGCTTCTTTTTATTTTTTTTCAACTTTAAGTTGAATCGGGCCCGCTCTGCAGCGGGCCCAAAATTCCAAACGATGCTCATCAGTCTAACAGCACCATATACTCTTTGGCAAAATTTCTTCTAAACCAGTCCAGACCTTTGCGGACCGTGTGCCAGTGTGGGCTGTAGCCCATACCGTTCACCCCTCGTTTAGCATCTTCAGCCTCTGCCAGGTGATTAGATCCTATCGTGACGTCATAAACTGCAACAGCAAATTTTGGCATTGCAATTGATTGACCACTGAATGGGTTCTTTACTTCCTCCATTTCAAATGGATCAGAGCTATAATCTGCATCGGGAAATGGTAGTTTTATTTTTTTGTTTTTATAAGTTATTTCATTCATATCTTCATCCTACTTTATCCATGATCCATTGTCAAGGCTTGGAGCTTGTGGCTCATGGGCCCACCCGCCCTTTTTATTTCTTGGCCAAGCTGTTGCGAGCTACCTGAAGCAAGCATGATTATCAGTCTCAGAGATCTCTGCACAGCTCGAAATATAGTCTGTACTCAGACCAGCTTGGCCCTGGCCAAACTAACTTGTGTATTGTATTAGCTTGACCCCTGATCCAACAGTCGGTTCTCTTACGTCGTTCGAGATATTTCAACGCGATGAAATACCAACGTCATCAATGCCCGCTCTTGGATCAGGGCTCAAGTTCATATTAACCCATATGCGCTTACTTAAGAACGCATATGAGCAAACCCCTTTGCATCGTATAGCCTAGGCGCAATGCAATTAAGCTTTGTTCATTCTGTTAAATATAGCCAAACAAATCCAGCTATTAATAAAAATACGTAAAACCATAAACTACTTAAGATCATACAAATATAATAACTAGTATTGCAAATCCTATTACAACACCATTCATAACCCAAAGCCATTTTGGAAATGTATTC